TGGTGCTATTCTTTATCCTTCGCCAACTACTGCTGGTGTTTGGACAGATGTTGAGCCAGTTGCACCAAACATTGATATGCCTATTGGCTTTTGTATAAATTCATCTTCAAACAATGGTACAATTTCAATTCGTGTGGCATCGGGTTATGCATTGCATGAGCTTCATGATTTGGCTATTTCTTCGCCTGTTACAAATGCTTCTTTATATTTTAAAAGTGGCATTTGGCGCGACACAACGCCAACACTTTTAGTAAGCGATACAGCTACGATGTTAGCCAACTACGCAACAAAAGCCTACGCAGATACAAGTGGAAGATTTTACGCAAGGCAAGATTTTACCAATGTTTCTTCAAGTACATTGACATGGACACAAAGTGATACATTAGTAGTAGGTGGTACGGGAGTGGTGCAAGTTTACCGTAATGGTCAAATTCTTTTGCCAACTCAATACACAATACCAACCAATGCATCGGTAGTCATTGATGCGACTGCTTATAAGGTAGGTGAAAATTATACGGTTATATTTCCTCGTGGCGGTGGTGGAGGTGGAAGTGGCAGCGGATCACTTACCTCAATATCTGGAGGCACAGGAATACTTGTATCACCAAATCCAATCACAACCACAGGCACAGTCTCTGCAGACTTATCTGTATTAATGGAATTGACAGATACTACTTTATTAAATCTTACTACAAGGTTTGCGACTAAACAAAACAATATTACATTAACTACTACAGGTAGTAGTGGAGCTTCTACATTAAGTGGTGATACTTTAAACATTCCACAGTACACTGGAGGCAGCGGCACAGTTACCAGTGTAGGTAGTGGTTACGGATTACTTGGTGGGCCTATAACAACAACCGGTACACTAACAGTTGACACTTCCACAGTCTATGACTTTGTAAGAGATAGCATTGTAGCAGTTGAAATAGGAGGAGATACAATAAAAATAATTAAACAGGAATACGAAAATATTACAAGTGACACATTAGTATTTACTATTTTACCTAAATTTCCTATTCAGTTAAGGCAGTTTATTTTACTTTTTCGCAATGGGCAGTTACTCCTCAATGACCAGTTTTCCGTTATTGACACAAATAAGGTTAAGGTAGCAGCCACATCTTTTAAACTTGGTGAAAATTATACCTTAGTTACAGTTAGCGGCATCGGCTCTGTTTCCTCTGGGCAAGGTAATCCAATCTATCCAGAGGCAGGCATAGCACTATCTACGGGCACAACGTGGACAACCTCAATCACAAATAATTCATCGAATTGGAATACGGCTTTTACAGATAGATTAAAATGGGATGGTGGAAGCACAGGTTTAGTAGCAGCGACAGGACGAACAAGTTTAGGCGGCACAACGGTAGGGCAATCAATGTTTACCTTAACAAATCCTTCTGCTATTACCTTTCCAAGGTTCAATGCTGATAACTCTGTTACGGCATTATCTGCTGCTAATTTTCGTACTGCTATAGGAGCAGGAACTGTAACAACTGTTACGGCAGCCGCAGGCACTCCGATAAGCATAACTAATAATACAACAACTCCAGAACTTACAATAAATGCTGCATCGGCAAGTGTGCCAGGTTATTTGTTATCTGCGGATTGGACTACTTTCAATAATAAACAAAATGCTATAAATGGCACAGGCTTTGTAAAAGCAACGGGAACAACTATTTCTTATGATAACTCAACTTATTTAACTACAACAGATGCAGCATCAACTTATTTAACACAAAGCAATGCCACATCAACTTACACACCATTAACAAGGTCAATATCTACTACTGCACCATTGCAAGGTGGAGGAGATTTATCTGCAAATAGGACTTTATCCATAACACAGGCAACTACCAGCGCAAATGGATTTCTTTCCTCAACAGATTGGAACACCTTTAACGGTAAACAAAATACTATATCACTTACTACAACAGGAACAAGCGGTGCTGCTACTTTAGTAGGTAGTACTCTAAACATTCCTCAATACAGCGGAGGTGGAGGCTCTGGCACTGTTACAAGTGTAGGATTAACTGCTCCTTCTATATTTAACGTAGGCGGTTCACCTGTTACAACAAGCGGCACTTTGGCATTGACATATAGTGGTAATGCTTTACCTATTGCAAATGGTGGTACAGGTGCAACCACTCAAGCAAATGCAAGAATAACATTAGGAGGTACAACAAGCGGTATATCACTTTTTACATTAACAAATAGTGTTTCTGATAAATTTATAAAAGTTAATTCTAACAATACTATTACTTTATTAAATGCAGACGATACAAGAACTGCTATTGGTGCAGGAACGGGCAATGTTTCAAGTGTAGCAATGACTGTACCTACCTTTCTATCTGTATCTGGCAGCCCTGTAACATCAAGCGGTACATTAGCGGTATCATTAAGCGGTGTGCCTTTGCCAGTCTTAAACGGTGGCACAGGAGGAGCAAATGCGGCAGACGCAAGGAATGAATTAGGTGCAGCGTGTAAATCATGTAATGAGACATTAACAGGAAATAAAACATTTAGTGGTACGGTTACTTTATCATCTGTATCTGGCACTGCAACAAGCGTTATAGGTAGGAGTAGCACAGGGCAGGTGGTTGGAGTTACAGTAGGTAGTGGCTTATCTTTAGCAAGTGGCACATTGTCTGCAAGTACAGGTAATTATACAAGATATACAGGTACATCAATAACAGTGCCTGCAACTGATAAATATGTTGATATACATAATAGTGGAACTGTTACTTTAACTCTTCCAAATGCAGCAGATTATACAGGTAAAGAAATTGTTGTAAAAAACAGTATTACTACACTTGTAAAGTCTGCAACATCTAATATAATTACATTTGCATTAGGTACTACTCCTGCTGTTACAACTATTTTAACTGGTAGTACAGAAGCAAAATTTGCAGTATTGGTTAGTGATGGCACATACTGGAGGATTTTACAAGCAAACTAAAAAAAACATAAACATGAAACAACTCCTCTTCCTCTTCCTCTTCCTTTTGCCTTGCCTTGCATGGGCACAGTACCCGAGCAATGGCAACCAAAAAATAACGCTCGGAGAACAGACGACTGCCGATGGGCTGATTTATCGGGGTGTGGCTTCAACTGATACAGTACGAAAGCCAAGTATTGACACAATGGCTTACATGGTTCTTGATACCACTACAAATATAATGTGGCATTATAAAAAGGCAACGAACAACGCATGGTTGCGTTTAAACCTTTTACCGAGCGACACGGCTTCGATGCTAACAAATTACTATCGTAGTGGCAGAACTGGAATTATTCAAGCATCGGATGTTCCTACTTTAAATCAAAATACAACAGGTAGCGCAGCAACTTTGACAACAAGTAGGACTTTTCAAACAAACCTTGCATCAACATCAACTGCCTCATTCAATGGTAGTGCAAACGTAACACCTGGAGTAACGGGCACTTTACCTGTGGCAAATGGGGGAACGGGAGCAACTACTTTTACATCTGGTAGAATATTATTTGGAAATAGCACAACTAATATAAATAGTTCCTCAAATTTATTTTGGGATAATACTAATAATCGTATGGGCATAGGTACATCTTCTCCAGGAGCAACTTTAACAATAATAGGTAATGCAAGGTTTCAAGGCTATGACGCAGATTACTACAATGCAAATTTTATGGCATTAGGAGATGCTACTCGTAGACCTAAAATTACCCTTGCATCAAATGGAGGGTATAGGTGGAGTGCATATGTAAAAGACCCAACTGGCGATGGAGAATATGTAGTTAGATATGAAGAGGGTAGTTTAGATGCATTAGTTATTGATAGAAATGGTATAACAAAAATTGATAATTTAAGTGGTTCAGGAATTAGGACAGTAGAAGCAGACGCTAACGGTGTTTTAAGCGCACCAGTATCATCAATAAATTCAAAACAAAATGTACAAACATTAAATTACGGATTAACCGAATTATTACAAATTAATCCAGTTTCTTTTGATTATATAAATAAAGATAAATGGGGTGAAGAAAGAAACTTAGGTTTTATTGTTGAAGATATGTTTCCTGTTATACCCGAAGTTACAGGCACAATGAATAACGGTGATATGTACCTTGACATGACAAAACTTATTCCAGTCCTCACCAAAGCTATACAGGAACAACAAGCCTTAATTAAAGCCCTTGAACAAAGAATTATTAACCTTGAAAATAAATAAAATGAGATACCTATTTTTATTCCTTCCCTTGTTTTCCTTTGCGCAAGACGTTGTCAAAGACACGGTATACATCCAAAAGCAAGGAAACATTTATTACATTATTCAGCAAACGACTTTGTCTGATAGCACAGTCACAGGCTCAAAGCAAATATTGGGCGATAGTGCAACTGCCATTCAAAGCCTTGTTACCGATGCTGAAAGGCAAAGCAACACGTTAGCTATTCATGCAAAGCCTATTATTACAAAGGGCAAAGCGGTGCAAAGAATTAATTATTACAATGATTTGCACGTTCAAATAAGTGGTAAGCCTGTGTATTTTACAACGGCACAAAGAGATACGGCAAAGTTTCTCGGTGATTGGAAGTTAAATTTTAACGGTGAAATCATTGATGGTAAGATTGAGTTAAACAACAACAAGCGTTTAATATTTAACCCAGACAATGGCAAGGTTTACAGCATTTCAACCAACCTTCTTTTATCTACATTTACCAATCAAGTTTCCTTTGCTTTTAACGGTGTTAAATACGACTTGTATAAATATGCTGATGGTAAATTTGCAACGGTGGACGGTGATGTTAGGCTAATAAAACTTGAATAATGAAAGCAACCTTAATAAACCTTTTGCACCTTGGATGGGAAAAGATAACGTATGCCATTTGTTGCGGATGGATATTTTCATTCTTTGTTCCTATTAAGGGATTTTTGATATTTACGGTATTTGTTGTTTTTGCTGACATGGCAACGGGAATCCTCGCAGCAAAAAAGGAAGGGCAAAAGATAAATAGTCGTGGGCTTTATCGTACCATAGAAAAAATAGTAGTGTATTTTTGTGCTATCCTTATTTTCGAGGGTGCAAGAAATACTTTTAGCCTTCCTTTCAACATTACATACATGGCAGCGTTTTTAATTGCAACCGTGGAGTTATATTCCATTTCGGAAAATATAAAACGTATCACGGGTGTAAATCTTGGCGTTTTAATAACACGTTTTTTTAATCGGTAAACCATGGAGAAAATTATCACTCATTCAACAATTTTAGAAACTTTAAAAAAACATAATATGCAGACTAATTTAAAAGAGGTTTTAAAAAGCGCAGACACAATCAAAAGTCCCATAGGTGACATTGCTTGTTATTCTATGAACATAGCGGAACTTGCCGGAGAGGTAAACGTTTTTATGGAGGGAAACAAGGTGAAATTTACATGGAGAGAGTACATTAAATTGGCTCAAATCATTTGGGATAAGATAAAAGAAACAAGCCGCGAATGTGCTGGGAAAGAGATTTCGGTTAGTTTACCGCCTAAATTTTCTATTATTTCAGCTGCTTTTTCGCTCATCGGGTTTAAGTTATAGGCGCAGACAGAATCGCTACCTTAGTGCCGAGGGGAGTTGATTAATTTCTTCTCCCCTTAAAAATATAAAATATGAAAGCAAATGAATTTTTAGTATGCCTTGATGCCGGGCATGGTGGCATGAGAAACGGAACGGGCCCAGAGAAATATGTTACCTATCCTTCAAAGTGCTATCAACATCGCACAGGCAAGTTTCATTCTTATGGATGGTTTTTTGAAGGAGTGTTTAATCGCTCTTTAGCTAACTATTTAGAGCAGTACCTCCTTGACTATGGCTTTTCAGTTAAAAAGATATACGAGCCTATCAATGACACAACATTAAATAAACGCTGCCAACTTGCCAACTCCTACGCATCTGTAGCTAAACACTCTGTCCTTGTTTCTATTCATGGCAATGCAGCCGCAGCAACAACTGCCAGAGGATGGGAGATATTTACATCACCTGGACAAACGAAAGCGGATCTGCTTGCGACTTGCATCGGGGAGCAGGTAAAGAGTAGTACACCAGGCTGGGTGCATAGAGCTGATTATTTAGATGGTGATTTAGATAGGGAGGCAAGGTTTACTATGCTTACCGGTGTATCAATGCCTGCGGTGTTGTCGGAGAATGGATTCTTTACCAATTATTCTGATGCCGGATTAATGATTGATTTGTCTTGGCAGCAGAGTATTGCTAAAGCGCACGCAAAGGGCATCTTAGACTACGCTGTGCAGCAAGGCGTAGTGTGGGAATAAAAAAGGCGCAAGTATCTCTCTTGCACCTCTTAAACACCTTAAACATCAACAAACACTAATTAACAACTATATCCTGCAATAACTTATTTAATAATCTAACGGCTGATTCTTTTACATCTTCTTTCTCGTTGTTTATTTTAACTACTTGCCATAACAAAGATACCATTCTTTCTGGATTCATATACTGGTAAAATTGTTTGTTTCTTTCATCTTTGGAATTGTAAAACGATACAAGTGTTGATGCGGAGGATACAACATTATTTGTCTTAATTCCTTTTGGATACTTTGCTATCATAGCCTCACAAAGTGCTATTTGCTTTTTATCCAGTCCATACGTTTTAGCAGCCATGTGTTCCAATTTTTAAAAGTGTAAGTTTAGTTTTCTCTTGTTTCATGCGTTGTTCAATAATGCCCATGAACCATTTATCTTGTTTTCTCCGATCCTTCATTGATTCGGCTATGTATATTTGTTCAAGATTGTTAAGACGTTTTCTTATAACTTTTTCCTGTATCATTTGAAATATGCTTTTGATATTAACGCTAATTGAAATGCGTCAATTTCATCTTGTGATAATTTTTTGTTTCCAGTCACTTCAAGCTTCATTCCTTTAATTACGGACATGGCATAATCCAATGTCCATTTGCTGCCTTTATCCTGTGGTGATATTCCTTTTACTGTATGGCCGTACAATTCCAACCAATCTATTGTAAATCTACTGGCTCCTTGATTCATGCCGACATTTCGACTAATCTTTGTCCTTGCCTTGCCATCAACATATTTCCTAAAGGTAATATTCTGCAAAGATGAATCTTCTACAACTACTTTTATATCCGTTGACCAAGTCAGTGCATCCCTTGCCCAGTCAGCAAGTTTCTTGTACTTTCCAAAATAAACTTTATCCTCATCAATAATACACACGGCAAATCCGTTAAGCCTCATAGATGGGTCAATGCCTACGAATTTTGCCATAATTTATTTTTTTATTTAGAAAGTTACGTTTAACATATTTGCTCACAAATTTTAGTAAATCGTAATAGTCATAGTATTTATTTTTATACTTCCATACACCTGCCAATGGAAAGTATTCAAAGTTTTGTGTGCCGTAAGTCATGAACATAGTATTATCATAGGTTGTCCTACTGTATCCATCCCACAAATTAATACCAGATAACATATCATAGGTAATCGTATCAACTGTATAACTCTCATCTGCCTCACTGTAATAGCGTCTTTCTAATTGTTTATTTCCTATCTTTTCAAGGCTCATTGTATTGTATGCAAAGAAATGATTATTCTGTGCTGGTAAATAAGCAACTGTTAGCATAAAACAAACGGCCATAGTAAACTTGATCGGCTGCGTGCTGGTAATGTTTGTTGTAGTCGTTTCTTTAACTAACCTTCTCCTCCTTGTCTTTGGCTCTTTTACTCCTATGCCGTATGCCTCTATGCCTTTTTCTATAAACTGTATTTCAAGAACATAGCCAAAGCAAATAATAGCACCAATGAAGAAAAACATAGCGTAAAACTCTGCACCAGTGCTTTGTCCTTGGATACTAAACCACAATTCTAACAATGCTATCACCGTAGCAATGGCAGCAACACGCGGAGGATATTTACTGCGCTTGTCGGATGGGTTAAGGAAATCAATAAACACAACGGCAAATCTGCCAAACTGGAGCATTAGAGAGGCAGGAATGGATAGCAGCAGAGGAAGTGGAAGAAAGTACACATTAAGAGCTGCGGTAATAAGGTATGTTAATATTATACCTGTAAAAATAATCTTTGGCATTGAGGAGGTAATGTCCTGGAATAGCCATTCAAAGTTCTGATTGTTAAAATTCTTTTTCATGTTTGTGATGTTTTAATAATTAATGATAGCAAATATACAAAGTATATTTATATATAATAATAAAATAAAAAAAAAGTGGGAAATAAATTACTTCCCACTACAAACCACTAATCACTCCTTTTGGAAAAGTTCTTCTCTGCGCTTGTGCATCTCATCTGCTGGCATAATAGTTAACTCTTTTGCGGTTGTTTCAATCCGTAGTTCTTTAAATCTTTCAATAGCCTCTGCCACATCATTAGCAGCTACACTTACAATTCCTTCTCTGTACTTTATTATAAAGCGCTTTGTTTTAACTTCCATTAGTACCATTTTTTTAAAGTGTCAACAATAAAATAAATGGCATAAGATAGTGTTATAATACCTCCAATGGCTACAATAATAACTGCAATGTCTTTGCCTAATTTCTGTTTTTCTTGTTCTGTTAGCATGGTTATCTGTTTAAATAGTTTTTACTTGCTACCGGATCTTTGCCCTGGTCTTTATACTTGGCATCTGCTTTGCTGGCATAGTCGGTGTACGGCATTTCGCTAATGTCGTGGTAGCAAATTTGGGCAATCTTCATGTATGGGTAAATCTTTACTGGCTGTACACAAACAAGCTCCAGAGTCCAATGCCCTCTAAAATTTACATCTCCAAAGCCTGCCGTAACATGGACAAATAATCCTAATCTACCTAATGATGATTTACCTTGTATAATTGGCACATGGCGAAGTGTCTCCGTATATTCGACAGTTGAGGCAAGGTATAAAATGTTTGGCTGTAAAATCATTCCTTCTTCTGGAATAATCATAGGAGCGTAGGCATTCTTCTTCCTGGTGTCAAGAATATGGTCGGTGTACATTAGTAAAGTATTACTTAGTGTTAAGTCAACACTATTAGTACCAATGTTTGCCTCTATCAATGGCTCGATAACAATGTTGCCAGCCGCTAATTCGTCAAAGATGGTTTTGTCGGTTAAAATCATTTTTCTTCTTTTTTGTAAATTTCGTTGTAATATTTATTTGCATACTTATCGTAATGTGAATATTCAAGACCATAAGGTAAAGCCGACATATAAGCCTCCTTTATCTGCTCTTTTTCTATTTGTATAACTTCTTCTTGCAACTGTTTTGAAACTTTTATTCCAGCATTTAGCCGTAATACGTCTATTAAATATTCAACTGCCGTTTGTTTGCTCATTTCTTTAAATCATTTAATTCTGGGTGAGTAAAATAAAATTCTGTTAACATTGCAGCATTACACATCAAGTGTGCGGAGTGCAGTAGTCCACTTTCTTCGTCTATCATTTCTCCAAGGCGCATTGCTTCCAGGTGACGCATAGCGGATGCAATTACAACGGAAAAGGGAAAGCCTTTCTCCCAGTTACCGGCAGGATACTTCTCTAAACCTTGCGTCCACACCTTGGCATACTCCCGTTGGGCAATGGCTGGGCAAAGGTCGTAACGTAGCTTATTTTCATTGTGTCGCATAGCTTCTTTCATAGGTGAAATGCTTCTAAAGATAATATAAATTTATTTGTAAGTTTTAATTCATGCAGCATCT